CCGCCCGCAACGAGGCCAACGAGGCTTCCGATTGTAGAGAGGAGGCTCATGTGATTACCACCGTGACTGTGCCGAGAGCCGAGGTTGCAGAAACCCCCACCACATGCGGCGTGTTTGCTTGCGTGATCTTAACAAAACCGTCCTGCTGGAACAAGGCTCCAGTCTGTAGACCGTAATCATTGGTCGGGAGGTTTGTCAGCTGCAGGTTTGTGTAGATTGCGTCTCCGGGGTTGTTGACCTGCTGAACAAAAACCGAGAAGGCACGGACGAGCTGCGCCATGTACTGGCGGTTGTAGTTGTCCGGGGGCATCGGGAAGAATGGGGCTGGGACGTTTGTAGCCACGACTACCTCCGTCCGTCAGAGCGCAGATCAAGCCTTGGGTCGCCAAGCCGCCAAGCGGTGTTGACTTGGTTCGACTCTACCCGCAGGGACATCGACCGACCACGCAGGCGCACGAACAGCTGCTCAGTAAACTGCTCGACAGGGAGGGATGCCGTCTTGGTCACAGGGTCGCTGTCCGTGGCAAAGTATGCACCGCCGGGGAAATTCCGAGCCTTGAGTGTGAGGGTCGCCGTCGGAGCGCCATTGGTCGAGTTGCGGAATGTCAGGTCGGGGATGATGCGGGTGGCAAACATGAACTGGTCGCCGTCGCCAATATCGACCACGCTCGACTCAATGTACGCATCCAGCGCCGCGGGAGGGTCCGCGCTGTCGTCGTTCAAGCCGCTCTCTTGGTAGTAGACATACCCGTCCGGGGCGATAGCAAGCGGAAAGCCAAGGACGTTGCGATCCGCCCATGCTGTGCGAGGCATCCCGCCGTAGTACCACGCCCGCTGCTCGTAGTTGTAGATGACGTATCGGTCGTTTTCCTCACTGCCAGTGCTTGGGTAGAACCACCACACCTCCGAAAAAGAACTGTTGTGTCCGGCGCAGACCTTGAGTGTCTGGCTTGTGTTGATGCCGGAGAAAACATATTCCTTAACGTCGCAAGGAATCTGGGTCACTGCGCCGTCGTAGGCGTAGAACTCATTCTTCCCCATCCAGAAGACGATGTCGCCCACGGCTACTACGGAGTTGGGGCTCATGACCGAGATGGCCGAAGACACCTCGCCCACGCCGAAAGTAAACGGAGGACCAATATACTGCATGGCGTGGAGAGACGTGTCCGTGAAGACCACAACTTGCTGCTTTGTTTGAACGGCTGTAATGATCGAGGACCCCGTACCGATCCGCAACTCCCCTGCCGTATTGGTAGCCAAAGACCTCCACTCCGCCGCGTTCTCTTGGTCGGAGAACCGGATGAGCAGTGGGTCTTGAACCCCGGGGACAAACTCGGAGTCGCAGCCAAAGGCGATGACATGACGGTCGCGTTCCGACACGATGACGCTTTTGGCAACCGTCGGGGCAGCCTGTGCCCCGGGCAGCGAGGAAAGCGCCACGGCCCGTGTGGCTAGGCCCACGCTTGCGTCCCAGTAGTAGATGCCACCGTCCTGAACGCAGATTACAAGGTCTTCGCCGTAGTTGTCCTGTGTCCAAACGCGCAACTGAGACCCGGGGATGGTCACCGTCGCCCCAGACCCCCACGTTAAACGAGACCACACACCAGAACCCCAGCCCGTACCAAAAACCGAGACGTTGAGGCCTGTGTTGATTTGGTAAGCGCCGATGACCGAGGCCCCACCGTCCCCGATATCAGACGCGTTGGCCGCAACGCTCACGGTGATCGTGTAACTGTTCGCGTTGATGACCGTTGTGATCTGGTGCTCGGCGTTCAGGAGGGTCCCGGTAATGACCCCGCCGAGCGACGACGCGCCAGAGAAGGTTACGAAGTCATTGGGCAGCGCGCCGTGGTTTGTGTCTAAGACGGTAATGACCGCCGATCCATTGGTCGCGGCAAAGGTGACTGCACCAGCGGGGGTCGTCTCCCGAATTGGCGTGATGTCATTCAGGCCGCCACCGCGGATGACGTAGTACTTCAGGTTGGTACCCATGCCTGTGTAGACCGTCCCGTCAAGAGCGGTCCATGTCATGAGGGAGCGCCCAGTTCCGAGCGACTGTTCCAGAGAATACTTGGTCCACCCGCCAATGCTCTCAGGCTTCCCGGCCCGGAAGCGCACAAGGTTACCATCCCACCAGCCACCCTCGTTGGCGTAGGCGGTGGTTTCGCGGTTGATACCGGGCCGGAATACGAGCTTCGTGAGTGCCATGACAGTCTCCTGTTGACGGAGATACTACATCACCCGAGCAGCTTAGCCAATGTCTTCGGACCAGCAACGCCGTCGGCAGTGAGGCCATTCTTAGCCTGCCACTCCTTCACCACGTTCGAAGTCCAAAACCCATAGATACCGTCGGCAGGGTCGATGCCCAGCTTCTCCTGAACTTGCTTCACCAAAGCGCCAGTGCTGCCGCGTTTCAGGGTTTCGTTCCCGGCGGACGCAGGGGCCGAGGTCGGAGCAGCTTGGGCCGGGGCCGGAGCAGAGACCTTCCCACCCAGCGCAGCCATAGCCTTGGCGTAGCGCGCCTGACGGTCGGCAAGTCCGATGTCCCCGCCATTGATGATCTTGGTCAGCTTCACCACGTCGCCAGTGTCGGCCACGTCGTTCAGGTTGCGGCTGCCCCAGAACCACAGTGCGCTCTCAAGCGCGCCCTTCTTGGTCAGGAGATACACGGCAGCTTCCTCGGCAGTCATGCCAACTGTCTTGCCAAACGCCGACACGTTGCTACGCCCCGTGCATTGTTTCAGACCTTTTCCAGAAAAAAGCCAGCCGTCCCCCTCCTTCACATTGCCTAAAGCGCCTGCCTTGGAACGGTTCTTGTCCATGTACACATAGTTGGCGATCTTCTCAGGCTTGCCAGCGTACTCGGCGGCGTTCTCCTTGCCGGGGCCAAAGTAGCGCGGGAAGACCTTCAGGAGGGTGGCCTCCTTATAGTTCAGGTTCTCCTGCAAGACCCGGAAGTCAGAGCTTTCGTGGGCGCACTGGCTGATGAAGCCAGCGATGCGCTTGTCGGTGGTGATGCCGTACTTGGGCAGCATCTCATTGAGGGCCGCGCACCACTCGCCGACTTCTTTATTGGTCGGGATCATCACGGCCAGTTGGGCTTCGGTAATCAGGCTCATTTATTGGCTCCTATTCGCACCACGAGGACTTGGCCTCGCCTTTGTATGGGCGGGCTAGGCCCGCGGAAATCAAGCTTTGAGCTAGGCTCTGATGGTCTAGGTAGACCTCGCCAAGCACACGGCCGCCGTACTTGTCCCACTTGAGGATTTTGATATCGATCTCAAGGGCGTTGGCGACCGCGTCTTTTGTAAACGCGCTTGCCTTTCTAGCGAGGGCTGCCTCCGCGTCGCATTGAGCGCGAGGGGCTTTTTCGGGGGTGTCAACGCCCATGACTCGGATTGACAGCCTTGGCGGCAGGGGCGACGGAAGAAAATCCACCGCAATCTCCACCGTATCGCCGTCGACGACGCGGGTAATTTCATAGGGCGTGGCGAGGGCGGGGGCGGTCGACAGGAGGAGGGCAACGATCCACCTCACTTTTTGGTCTTCTTCACGACTTCGCCAATCAAGTCACCCACGTTGCCCGTGGCCGCAACCTTGATCGCGTTCTCCACCGGGTCAGGTAGGTTCACCTTGTCCAGCACTGCGTCAACAGCCTTTTCCTTGAGCTTGCGGCCCATAAACATTCCGACAAGTTTGCCAATCATTCTTGAGTCTCCTGCGGTTCGTCGTCGCGTTTGCGGTTGTTGCCTGCGGCCATCACGCCGCCCAAGGCACCAGTGATAAAACTGGCGATGGGGGTCAGGATGGAAAACAGGGCACGGTCATTCTCTGAGCTTTCGCCCAGCGGCTGGGTCACAAAGACCAGCGAGTACAAAATGATGAAGATGCTGCCGCCAAGGATCAGGGTCAGAGACACGCCGACGAAGTAGCGCAGCTTGGCTTCCAGAAAATCAGGGTCGTTCTTTCTCATGGCGTAGCCCCTCCCGTCAGATCAGTGGCGCAGTTTTTGGTTCGAAGGCAGATCGGCGGCTTGCACTCAATTGCCTCCCAGTTTGCCGGGTCTTGGCAGTGATAGCGATAAAACCCATCGCCGCTGAAGTAGAAGACCAAGCCGATGCCCACGGCAAAGGCAGGCCACACCCAATGTTCCAGCACCATCACCACCTCCCTAGATAGACGCCCCAGACATAAACGCCAGCGCCAGCAACAGCCATCGTGATCAAGATTATACCAGACCAGAGGAAAAACTCCACGATAGACTCAATGATCTCTTGGCGACGGTAGACCTGCTCGCGTTGTTGCTCCCTCACACGGCGCTCGATGGCTTGAAACTCTAGCCACGCATCGTTGCCGTAGGTGTAGCTGATAAGCTGGCGTAGTTCCTTGCGCTGCTGTTCGCATTGCTTCTGAGCGGCGAAGATATCGATGGCGCTCTTTTGGGTGCCGCCTCCGAATAGTGTCTTGAATACGCCCGGCGGTTCGTTGGCTTTCTCCGCAGCATAGGCAATGTCAGAGACGGCCTTGCCCCACTCCGAGAGCTGAGACGCCATGTCCTGTATTTCGCGCCCAGCGGCGATGCCCTGTTTGAGCAGAGAAAACGCTTTGCTGCCAACGCTGACAGCCATTCCAATGCTAACGGGGTCGAACATCTAAAGGCTCCAGAACGGCGGGCAGGGGAACAGCGGATGTACCGCCAGCGCTACCTCCTCAGTATACCTGCAAACCTTGACAAATACCATGCGGCCGTCGATCCAGAGATGGGTATAAGCCACCCAGATCAACGGCGCAGTCACTTTGCTAGGCTCCGGAGCAGAGCGTCAATCTTGGAATCGAGGTTGTCGATCCGAGCGATGAGCATATTGATGCTGGACTGCACGTCGGTCTTGGTGACGTAGTCCCGCGCCATCTCTTCGCGGGTGCGGTTGAGCAGAATCTGCAGCCGCTGAACCTCGTCGGAATGGCCTTTGAGAACCCAGCCCACGAGGGCGAGGATGGCTGACAGGCCTGCGCTCCAGAGCATCTCAGTGGTCATGGTTTACTCCGGTTTTGCGGGCCAAGTTACGGTGTCCGGGAAACCCGGCTGCGCCGTGACGTCACGAAGCGCCTGACGGTAGGCAGCCATCTCCGGGCTCATAGTCACATCCGACAGCGCCGTCCAGTCGGTGGCGGCCAGAAGGGTGTCGCGCTCAGCGCGAATGCCCGAGGCCCGAGAAGCGGTGCGCGCGGCGAGCTGCTCCACGGAAAGCGGGCGCACGGACGGAACGTACACCCATGCCCCGTCCACAAGGGCTGGGACAGGGGCATA